GTCAACCCAACACGAAGGATTTTATAAGTTGTGTTATGAAATACGGAAAAGGTTTGGGGCACCAACTGCTTATTTGCAATTGTTTGAACATATGCAGCGACGATCTGTGAGTTCGAAACAAGGTCTAAAAGCAAAGTGGGATGCCACAATGTTGTCGGGTGAGAACCGAACATTGGTTGATAACTCAATAATCACCGTCTGCTCCACTTTGTTTGCGCTGTGTAAATCCCGGATTGATGAACATGGTGGTGAGGTGACGAAAACTAATTTGCGTAAGGAACTGCTCTTCTTTAAAAATTCTAGTAAGACCGCCAGAAATTTTGGATTCCTGGTTCAAGGTGATGATACACTGGTCATGCTAGATGATAAATCTCACGCTCCTTCAAGGGATAAATTCTTATTTAATGAATTCCTTGGCCTCGGATTAGAACCGGAAGGTGGAACTGTGCGAGACATTAAAGATGCAACATTCGTATCGTGTCGTTTTTATCCAGTTTTGAACCCTGTAGGAAGTCTGGTTTACATGCCAGCACCGAAACTGTTCAAACTTCTCCCTAAATTGGGTTTTGTGTTGAATCTCCCGGATTATAGTGGCAAATCCAAGCGTTGCTTGAGCCTCATCAAGGGCAAGATGCTTGGTTTGTTTAAAACTTGCCACTTTGTTCCCGGTTTGATAGATTACATTGAGGTAGTTTTGGATCGGTTAAGGACGATCGATGCCGGTATATATCAAAAGGAGATCCACAAGATTGACACTATATCAAATTACTATGTGTGTCAGGAGACTTGGGATTACATGCAAACGGTCTATGACGTTACCCCCACGGAGGTGGCTGAATTTAAGACGTTGTTGGAGTCAGTTAAGGAGTACCCTGCGACGGTGTGCTCAGACTTCATAAGCATGGAACGTATGAAGAAGGACAATTAAATCTGAACCTTCGGGTGTTGGTTAACCCGTTTGAATTTAAAATAATAATAATAATAATAATAATACCTTAATATGAGTCGTAAAACTAACTCTCTTTTAACGGTTGGAATCGAAGAGGCTATAAAAGCGATCGGTTTGAACGGTAAACGCAAAATGAAAGGTAAGCAATCTGTTGTTAAGAAACGCAAGGTTAAGTCGTCGGAGTTGCTAGTGAAAGCACCCGCGGCTTTTGGTCGATCATTTTCATCACGTCCTCCCAACTTGAATGGTAAATCTACGTTCAAGATTGTTCATAGGGAGGTAGTTGATACTTTGATCACTGGTTCGATTGCTTGGGACAATCAAATTTCGACTTTGATTAATCCAGGCAACCCTGAACTCTTTCCTTGGTTGTCTAGTATTGCTTCCTCATTTGAATACTATAGATTTAATCGTCTAGTATTCCGGTACGTACCCTTGTGTTCCAGCTCTACAGTTGGATCCATTCAGATGGCACCTGATTATAATGCCTCGAATGTCAGCCCTCAAACGGAGCTGATATTCGGAGCTTACCATGATTATGTTGATGGTAATGCCTGGATGGAAAACACTTGTGTGATTGATACCCGTGCTTTGAATCAGTTCGTCGATTGGCATTTTGTGTCAAGTAACCAGGATGGAATCAATAATTCCAATCCCATTTTTGCTGCCGCGCAATTTTTCCTGTATACGGTTAATTTTTCAGGTACTGTGTCGGCTGGCAAATTGTTTGTTGAATACGAGGTTGAGTTGAAGACCCCGTCTCTGCCACCTTCTGGTACGACCATTGGTGGTCAGACAATTTCGACGACAGGGACGCCTACTGCACCACTTAAAGGTGGGGTCATTGACCCAAGCACTAGTGGAGTGTTTTTCAGCGGTTCGAATGCAAATGGTTACTCTCAGTTTGTCGTCCCTAATGCTGGGACATATGTTGTAGTCTGTGATCTTCAAGGAACCGGTATCACAAATGCCGGTACTTGGTCATCCATTGGTAGTGGTGGTTTTTCAACGATCACTTACAATGGCAACTCCGGTAACACTGGTTTGAGTTATGCTGTTAAATTCACAGCAAAATACCCCGGTGACGGAATTCAGATTGGCGGCGTTACGGCGACTACTTTGACGTCTGCATCTTTGACAGTGGCGCAATGTACACCTATTTAAGAACGTTTAGTTTACTTTGGAGTGTTAACAGGAAAACATAAAATCAAATACAAAATTATAAAATATAAAAACAAAATAAAAATTAAATTCAAACACTTAACCAAACACTTGAATGGCGACGGCATCAGCTGGTCTACTGACCACCAGTTGTATTATTACCAGGATGGAATCAATAATTCCAATCCCATTTTTGCTGCCGCGCAATTTTTCCTGTATACGGTTAATTTTTCAGGTACTGTGTCGGCTGGCAAATTGTTTGT